AAATAGTACCGATATTCACAATACCACAAATCTAGGAACTGTTAAGAATGCAGGGTTTAGAATTAAAGGATCAGTTGCAACAGAAGCACAGGGTTCAAAGCAAGGCTATAAGGGTGCTGTTCAGTTTATAGGTGCAAAGCATGAAGTCCATTCATGGGAGACATTTGGCTATCCAGTATTTACTGATAATGATAGCTTTAATGTAGCAGCAGGAGGAGATGTATTCCTCGTTAGAGCTATGATATTTTCATCAACAGGAAGCAGAGTCCAGCTACTAAACTATGATGGAACATACCCAACCTCAGCGTCTCTAGAAGACATTGCAAGAATGGGTACAGACGAAAATTCATCTGACACATATAAGAAGTTTAAAATTGTCATCTCTAGCTCTGTTGGATCTACATTTGCAAGTGATGATGGAATATCAGGAATTAGAATTATGACTGCTTCTCTAAATCCTACAAATGATGACTATATTGCAAAGATACTGAATACTGACCCGAATAGATTTCAGGCAGAACAACACCTTCTTTACGCAGATTTTGCTGTTGAGGATGAGGTTGCATCAGCTGCAAGCTATGTTGGCGTCATGTCTGGAACGTCACAGACATCTGATGGATCAGGAGATACATCTCTTACATACAGAGACATGTACGGAAGATTTGATACAAGATACAGTCCATCAAAAACTACATTCTTTACATCTCAGGACTTTGGAACTACAGTCTTTGATCTGTTCTACTTCGAGACCCTTGCAGATGGTAAAAATACATGCGACATGTATAAGGTTTCAATAGCAAATCTTAGAAAGTCAACAGATCCAAAGAACGAGTATGGATCATTCACAGTTCAAGTCAGGGCATTTGATGATTCAGATACAGCACCTCAAATACTTGAGCAATATCCTCTCTGCACACTAGATCCAAATGATGAGAACTTTGTCGGAAGAAAGATCGGCGATCTAAGCGTTAAGTATAACTTTGACACACTTGATCCAGATGAAAGAAGATATGTAATAAGCGGCGACTATCCCAATGTTTCAAGCAGGGTAAGGATAGTATTTAGTGATGATCTTAAGAATGGAAATGTTCCAGCTAGTGCATTGCCTTTTGGATTTAGAGGTCTTCCTGTACTAAAGACAAATAACCTTCTCGCTGATACTACAATAATTTCTGAAGTTCCTAGTAGAATTAAAGACGATGTTCTTAATGGCGGATCTGGCGGAATCAGGCTAGGGATTGTATCAGGAAGTACAACTGCATACGGAGAAGATGGCCATCTTTCAGGATCTATTGTTCCACCAGTACCTATGACATTCAAGGTCACGCAGGGAACTGCAGCGAAGTCTGGATATGCAGGATACCCTGGAACAAATGAGAGAGTTAATAGCAAGTATTACTGGGGTGTAAAGACAACAAGGTGCCCTAGAACAGGCTCACTAGGAAATGCAGTTTTAAATGCAAATGCATCTTCTGAGACAAATGAACTTGTTAGAACATATACTAAGCTTCTCGGAATCAAAAAGCTCGACGCGCTTGTTACAGGTTCTGGAGCAGATGCATTCTCTAATAATAGGTTTACACTTGGAAAGGTTGCTCTAAGCACGACTCTTGACTCTGCGGGTACAAAGAGGGCACTAATTACAACTGTAGATTCAAATTTAACTGGAACAGCAAAAGAGCACATGTTAGAAGCGGCTTACATTAGAAATGGAAGAATCAGCCCAGGAAAGAACTACACAATTAGAGAGAAAACAGCTACTGATCACAGGCTTACTTTTGCTTCACTTCTAACACTAACGTCATCTGTATATTTTAATAGATTTAGTGAGTACATGAAGTTCACAAACATTATGCACGGCGGGTTTGATGGAACTAATATTCTAGACCTAGACATGTCTAGAATGAATGACAGAGCTAGCTCAGGTGACGCAAGAGGAAAGGCATCTATAACAGCACCCGCAGCAGGTGGTGATCTAGATATTGGGCTAGACTCTTCTTCAACATCTGGTGCTGGCAGGTATAATGCAACTGTAGCATCCTATAAATCTGCAATAGATATAATGACTGATCCAATGATTACAAGAATTAATATCTTGTCAATTCCCGGAATAAGAGATAGCTTCGTTACAGATCATGCTGCAGATAAGACAAGAGACTATAGCCAGGCAATATACCTTATGGATATTCCGAGCTACACAGATTCTAGTGTGAGAATATTTGACAGTGATGATCTTAAGCCAAGTGTATCAAAGACAAAGGAAACTTTTGATGGAAGGGCAATAGATAACAACTATGCAGCTACATACTTCCCAGATGTTAGTATCACAGATGATAGAACAGGTTCACCTGTAAGAGTTCCTGCATCAATAGCAGCGCTAAGTGCACTTGGCTTTAATGATTCAGTAGCATATCCGTGGTTCGCACCTGCAGGATTTAATAGGGCTGCACTATCAAATGTCTCTAATGCAGCCACAAGGCTAAATAGCGCTGACAGAGATGACCTTTATGATTCAAGAATTAATCCAATAGCATCATTTCCACAGGCAGGATATGTTATATTTGGACAAAAAACACTACAGCAGGCCAGATCGGCACTAGATAGAGTAAATGTTAGAAGAATGTTACTTGAGGTCAAGAGGCTAGTCTCAGATGTTGCCAAGAAGCTTGTATTTGAGCAGAATACACCTACGACTAGGGCAAAATTCATATCTCAGGTTACTCCTTTACTTTCTACAGTTCAAAATCAACAGGGTATAGATAAGTTTAGGGTTATTATGGATGAAAGCAATAACACAGTTGAAGATATTGAGTCAAATAGGCTAAATGGAAGAATAGTCCTTGTTCCAACAAGGGCAGTAGAATTTATTGCTGTTGATTTTATCGTCACTAATTCAGGTGTAAGCTTTGAGTAATTTATATTTAATGATAAGAGTTTTTGGAGAAGACTAGAATGGCTGAGTTGACATTCAAAAGTGCAGGTGTTAGCACAAGAGAAATTGATCTTTCAACACCAAGTGTTACGGGCCCTGTGGGTGTTCCTGCAGGTGTTATTGGAACTGCCGACCTTGGTCCGGCATTTGTACCCGTAACAGTTGCTAATTTTTCAGAGTTCGTAGCTACATTTGGCGAGACAGATGGTGAAAAGTTTGGACCACTTGCTGTTAGTGAGTGGTTAAAAAATTCACAAGCGCTTACGTACGTAAGAGTTCTCGGTGTCGGAGACGGAAAGAAGAGAAACACTTCTTCTGGTAAGGTGACAAACGCAGGATTTGTTGTAGGTGCAGAACAGGTACAGGCAAATGGAATCATAGGTGCAAACCCATACGCAAATGAAAGTGGAGAAAGAGGAAATGTTCACTTCATAGGCTGCTACATGTCAGAGTCAGCAGGTAGCACATACTTTAGTGATGCGGGAATACAGGAAACTTCTCAAACAGCTGCTACAGCGACAATAGTGGCAGTATCAGCAACAGTTTCACAGTATGATGCGGGCACACTAACTATAACCAGCGGCCATAGTACGACAAAAACATATATTTTTGACGACGACGACGACGATGCAACTGGTACTGTGGATGAATCAGGTAATGTTATAATACAGATTAACGGTAAGACAACAGCTGGTGAAGTAGCAGCTCAAATTAAAGCTGCGATTGAAAGTGCAAATGGGCACAACGGCGCAATCACAATAGCAGTGTCAACAGCAGATGCAGCAAACGATACTCTTACTTTAACACAGGCATTGGGCGGATACGTAGGTAATAAAACGATTACGCGCGCAGTTGTAACAGCTGATAATATTTATACAATCTCAGGATTTACCGGAGGTGTTGATGACAATCGCGCTATTCCGGTTCTTAGGGCTGTTCTTATGTCAGCGTCAGGTGTCATGCCACTCCTTTCAGGAAACTACCAGACACCGGCCCCTTCGACAGGCCCAGCCTCTACTGCAATTGGAAGGACAAGTGACGGCACACTTAGGGGAGGCTTATCTGGGTCTATGCAGCTTTCAACACATGACTTTGTTGTATTCCTTAATGGTCACAAGGGAACAGGCGCATACCCAAGAGTCCTATCTGCATCATTTGATGTAAACTCTCCATCATACGTCTCAAGAGTCTTTAATACAGATCCTGAAATGATTGAAAAGAAGGGGCATTATCTATATGCACACTATCCCATTCATTCTTCACAGGCAACACCTACAGGATCTGGCGTCTTAACTCCGGGTGCAACAGAGAGAATCTCTGGTGGAGGAGCGACATCACACGCTGACTATAACGACTGCTTATTCATTACAACAGGATCGCTAAGTGGTGTTGGACAGGCTGGAGGAAGCTCAACAATACCAGAGTTTAGAAGCTGGGAAGACAGATTCTCAAATTCAAAGTCGCCGTATGTCATATCTCAAAAATTCGGTGGAAGACACTATGACCTGTTTAGGATTGAGTCAATATCTGACGGTGCCGGAACTAGTACGAAGTTTAAGATATCAATAGAAAATCTCGCTAAGTCAAATTCTGATGTCAATAAGTTTGGAAAATTTGACATAGTCGTAAGAGACTTCTATGACACAGATGATGAAAGGGTTGTTCTTGAGTCATTTAGAGGATTAAGTCTAGATAATGACTCTGACAGATATGTTGCAAGAGTGGTTGGTGATCAAAGGGTATATTTTGACTTCGATCAATCATCAGACTCTCAAAAGCTTGTTGTCGATGGGGACTTTGTAAATCAGTCGAAGTACATTAGGGTTAAGGTTTCTGACTCATTAAAGTCAGGAGAAATTCCAGATGAATCACTTCCACTTGGCCACAGAGGGCCTAATCACCTCGTCACCTCAGGATCAGCTATTGTTAACACCCTAGGTCACGGTGCTGCAAACTTCGAGGACGATCTCACTGGATCTATGAAGGAGCTCATAGAGCCTCCGATTCCAATGAGAGAGCACATTTACTTTGGAACAGGAAATAAGAAAAGAGTCTCAGCAAATCTATACTGGGGATCACAGTTCACAAGAAAGACAGACGTCGATGAACCCAATAAGCCGGACTTATTTAACGCTTCTTTTGAATCATATGCAAGCTACTTTCCTGATTTTGCACTATCCAATCAAGCATTCTCAGTTGGAAATAATAATGGAAAGGCAGACACAGCTGCAAATGGAATTTTAGATTCAGACAGATTTAATAAAAATAAGTTTACTTTAGAAAATCTCGAGATCAGGACAGGATCTGATACATACGCAGATCCCAAGGAATGGGTTAGTGCATCCTACAAGAGAGCTGGCGGAATTACAGTAAATAGGGACAATAAGACAAGGGCATTTAGTGTAGATGATCTTAGTGTTGTAGGAAATAGAAGATTTGCAAAGTTTACACTATTCCTCCAGGGAGGATTTAATGGAACAAACATCTTTAATAAGGATAAGTCAAGGCTAACAGATAATGCTGCCAAAAGAGAGATGGATGATTCTGACAATCAAGGCGGAAAAGACGGCCCAACTGTAGCATCGTTTAGAAAGGCAGTAGACATCATGGGCAATAAGTCAGATGTTGAGATCAAGTTGCTTGCGATTCCTGGAATGAGAGATGAATCTATCACTGACTATGCAACAGATGCTATGGAGAATAGATTTGATGCACTATATCTCATGGACATTGAGGAGAGAGACGTACTTAACAATGTTGTAACATCATCAGTTCAGAATATCAACGTTAGTGACACAGTAACAGCATTTAAGAATCGTGCACTTGACTCATCATTTGCAGCAGCATACTTCCCAGATGTTGTGATTCAGGATCCGTATAGGAAGACAAATGTTAGATGTCCTCCAACTGTTGCAGTTCTTGGAGCATTTGCACTAAATGATGCAATAGGCCATCCGTGGTTTGCACCTGCAGGATTCTCTCGAGGGGCACTTTCATCAGTTATTCAGGCATCTGTCGATCTTAACAGGGGTAATTTAGACAATCTTTATGATGCTGATATTAACCCAATAACAGATTTTCCCGGAACGGGTGTGGTCGTCTGGGGGCAGAAGACGCTTCTAGCAGCTGCCTCTGCACTGGACAGGGTTAATGTTAGAAGGCTTCTAATAGACATAAGAAGAAAGGTAAGGGCTGTAGCAAACTCACTTCTATTCGAACCGAATAGAGAGTCAACACTTGAGAAATTCTCAGGACTTGTAAATCCAATTTTACAAAGTGTTCAGGAGAAGAGCGGTCTAGACAGGTATAAGGTCATCATAGACACAACAACAACAACGCAGGCTGACATAGAGAACAATACAATTAGAGGGAAGATATTCGTACAACCCACAAGAACTGCAGAATTCATCGCTCTAGACTTTGTTGTTACAAATGCAGGTGCAGAAATCTAGAAAAACAAAATTGACGAATACTTAGAATAGTACGTCACTTAGGAGAAACTTTAAAATGGCAGAAACACTCTCAGTAACCGACATGCTTCCCAATAAGTTTGAGCCCAAAAGAAAATTTCGATGGGTTTTCGCTATTGAGGGAATTGATGCATTTTTGATAAAGTCGGCAAGCAGACCTGGGTACACAATAAGCACAGAAGAGATCAAATACATTAACTCAATTAGATATCTTGCAGGGAGGCAGACATTTGAAACTGTTCAGGTTTCTCTTCATGATCCAATTGCACCATCAGGAGCTCAGCAGGTGATGGAATGGATTAGGACACACTACGAGTCAGTGTCAGGTAGGGCAGGATATGCAGATTTTTACAAGCGTGATTGCCAGCTTAAGCTTCTAGATCCTGTTGGAACTGTCGTTGAGCTCTGGGACATGAAGGGATGTCTCTTAGAGAAGGCAGCGTTTGGCGATCTTGACTATAACTCAGACTCAGAAATGATGGCTGTTGATATTACAATAAGATTTGACAACTGCGTTCTTCAGTACTGAATTAAACTATTATAGAACTTTATACAGACCCACTGGTGTGGGTCTGAATTATTTTACGATTCTTATAGATTTGTTTAGTTTTAATTAGTTTTGGAGATAACTGTGTCAAATAAAAGACAGGATAAAAATAAAATATTTAGTGCTGAAGGTCACGATCAGAGTGTTCCGACAAGAAACGTAATGGTTGATGACTTTAACTGGGAGGTACCTGTTGAGGCTGTTCCAGTTCCATCTGAGGGTGCTGTTTACCATCCTTCTAGCCCGCTGTATGGAAAAAAGGTTATTAATATAAAGGCAATGACAGCAAGAGAGGAGGACATCCTAACTTCTCGTGCTCTAATAGCTAATGGAACAGTAATAAACGAGCTTATTAGGTCTTGTGTTACAGATGGGGATGTAGTCGTAGAAGACATGCTTGTTGGAGATCGAAATGCAATTATGGTAGCAATAAGAATCACCGGGTATGGTCCAGAATATAGGTGCACCGCACCATGCAAGCTATGCGGAAAGTCTGACACGTATAATTTTAATCTTGCAGATATGCCCATAAACAGGCTCAGGATAGACCCCACTGTTCAGGGAGATAATTCATTTAAATTTGCACTGCCTGTCTCTAAGAAGATTGTAGAGTTTAAATTTCTAACAGGACGAGACGCAGATCAAATTTCTGTAGAGTCAGAAAAGCTTCGACGGCTGTTTCCAGATAGAATGATAGACAATCAGATCACTCAGCGACTAAAGGCATCTATAATATCAATAGACGGAATAGCTGACAGATCTAAGATTAACAAGTTTGTAGAGAATATGCCTGCTCTTGATTCAAGAAAGCTCAGGTCGTACATGGATTATAATGAACCTGGGATTAGGCTGGCAGGTAAGATGAAGTGCAATTTCTGTGGTGGGAGATCGGAGGTGAGCCTTCCCATGGGCGCAAGCTTTTTTTGGCCTAGAGACATCTAGTAGAGCGGAAATCCTCGAGGAGATATACCAGATCATCAAGCATATGAAGCTTGGCTACGATGAGTGCAGAAGAATGCCAATAAGATACAGGAGATGGTTTATAGAGAGGATTATAGATGACATTAAAAAGACAAATGAATCCCGCACCAACACCATCACACAGGACACAGGGCCTTCAGTAAATCTTCTTGGCTCCTCTAAGAGAAATTTTTAGACCTTAATACTTAGTAATCAGGGAGAGTAGAACTTGTCTAGAGAAGATATAGAGCAATTAGAAGAACGAATCAGAGCGCTTCGAGAGGAACGAGACGCCCTCACCGAGCAGGGTGCTGCGTACGATGAGCTGACTGATAGGATCGAAGGGCTGAATTACCAGCTCGAGCGGCTCAGGGATACCTCGGGTCAAGCTTCTGGCGCAATGAGCTCACTCGGTGTGACAGGAGTAAATTCTGCAACTGCCATGATCGAGGGTCTTACATATGCAGCAACCGAAGGTGTTGCTGGACTTGACTCGTACTACAGGCTTAACATGGAGGTTGGAGGTGAGCTGCTAGATAATTATACAGCGATTCACACTCGTCTGGGCTACGACTTTCAAAATCTTGCAGCCGATGCTGACGATTCAAGCTTTAACATGGGTCGATCGACCGTTGGAATGGTCCGGACTATGCATGATGCATATTACGGCATAGGGGAATTTCAAAACCAGGCACACAGGGACTTGACAACATACTTTGGAAAGCTGGAAGATTTTACTGCGTACTCTGATCAGGTATATGAGTCATTTGGATCCGGTTACCGCACACTCACACAGATTGCTGAGGATCCCGCGGCTGGCAATGCGATGGTTGCCAACTCTGCGATAATAGCCAGGGGTCTCGGATATAACGCAACTGAG